GATTTCCGTTAAGCCTTTGATGATGGGTCGCAGACCGGCATCCACAAACATCCCCGCGTATGCCTTGAGGTCTTTCAGCGATTCGGTAAAGCTTGCCATTGCAAACGCGCCATTGCTCGCGACAGTATCGCCGTAACTTTTTTGCGCTTGCTCCAGAATGCCCAGAACACGGATTTGCTGCTGCTCGGCGAATGTGAGTTTCTCCCAGCTGCGCCCATCGGCAATCTGCTTAAATGCGTCGGTCATCTTCAGCGAGGATACAAGGACATTGATGCCCAAGTCCTCGATTGCCTCGTTGCTGCCGAGTATACCGGAGCGAATGCGGGAATTGGTGTCCTCCATCGTCCGCCCGGTTTTGGACGCGATAACGGCGGAGGCCTTGAGCATGGCGGTTGTAACCTTGGCGTTTTCCTGCGTGTCGCGGGTGATGCCCTTGAACAGGTTGCCGTAGGTTGCAGCGTAGGAATACGCGGTGGATTCCGCCATGCCGAATTGCCTCGCCGTGTTTTGGGCGAAACCGTCAATGTATTTGCTGGAATCTCTGAATATATCCTGTACACGCATTGCGGAGCTTTCGAGTGTCAAAAACTCTGCGTGTGCCTTTTTCAAACCTGTGGCGAGACCTGCAATACCGACGGTAATTCCGGCAATTGCAAGCCCCGACTTTGCCATGGATTTCAGCCCAGAGGAAACGCCGGAGATGCCGCTCTTTACATGCTTTAACCCTTTGTCAAACCCTGTTGTATTTGCGTCAAAATCAACACGCAGTTTTTTAAGCATCTCCGGTGTCCCTCCTAACCTTTGCGAGTTTTTTCTCAAACTCTTCTTGTGATATTTTCGGCGCGGTAGCCTTTTTGCCGTCCTTGATGTAGGCGGACAGCCGCCGCAGTTTCCCTGCGAATGCTGCGCCCATGAAGTTCGCCGTTTGCCAGCTGACCGCCAGCTGCTCTTTCGCCTTGCCCTCCTGCCGCGCATTGTACGCGCGAAGGCACAAACAGAACTCCCGCAGCGTCATGTCATACAACTGCTGCGGGAGTATACCAATGAGGTATGCTGACTGGATTAGTCCGTCCCAGTCAAAGGAGCTTCCGGGAGAGGCAGCCCCAGCCTCTCCCGGATGGCGTTTTTTGCCTCTTCCGGGGCGGGGTATTTCTGGATTTTTGCCTCCTTCTGTTCGGGTGTGCCGCTGAACATCAGATTGGCAATCAACTCGGTGACGATGCCGACCAGCTCCACATAATCCAGCGCGTCGATAATCGCGCCCGAAATGGTGTCCCGGTCTTCCTTTGCGGCGGCAAGATTCAAAATGGAGACAAGCTCATCCACGTTTGCCTCGCCCAGTCGCTGGAACAGCTGACCGAGCGGTTGGTTGAACTTTTTTTCCAGACTCATAACCGTGCCCAATTTTGCGGACAGCTCATAGTCCACATTGTTTAACGTAATAATCATGTGCGTTTCCTCCTGTTTTGTTTTATGCTGCGGGCTTCGTTAGCTCCGCTTTGCCGCTCCCGGCGACGCTGATAGAGACTTCTGCCGCGCCGTCTGCGGCGTGAGAAATTTCAAGGCTCTCAATGTAGCACTTGCCAAAAAGGAACGTTTCATCATCCAGATAGAACGAAGCCTGAAGCTCCGTGCCGTCCTCAAAAGAGGTAAGCAACTCCGCTTGTCCGCCGCCGGTGGAAAAATCCACCTTGCCGTCAGAGTTGCCCGACCAGTCCTTGACGGCGGGGACCTTTTCCTTGTAGTCGTCGCCAAAGGATACGACCTCAATCATCTCCTTGGATAGGCTGATGCTCCAGTTTGCCATGTGCACGAGGTCAATCGCCGCAGCGCTGCCCTTTTTGATGCTGATTTTCCCGGTTACGCCTGAGTAAAGCATTTCAATGTCTCCTAACTGTAAAGTTTACGGTGTATTCCTGCCGCGATGGGTTTGAATCATCGCGGCCAATGTCCAATATGGCGGTGCTTTGCAATATGCTGACAGCGCCGTCATTGTAACGGTTGAGCTTTTCGGCGAGGCGTTTCGCCTCGCCGTAGGCTCGCTGCGCGTCCAAGCTACGCACTCGGAATTGAATGCCGTGGATAATGTCCGTCCCGCCAAAATGGTGCTCCGGCGGGTCTGCCGGGTATTCAAACACAGCGGCGAGGTCATCGGGCTGCGCGGGAAAAAAACCTTTTTTGAGGTTCGGCTCTCTCAGTACATCCGCAACCAAATCCAGAATGTTCATTTCAGGCTATCCTCCACGACTTTTTCAAAACGCTTTGCGTATCGGTCTTTTCGTTCGTCAAACGGTCTTTCCAGATACTTTGCTTCACCCCCGGCGACCATGTTCACGGTCGTTCCATCTGAGCGGCGGTAGCCGTCCGTCCTGTCGTGCGCCAGCGTTAAATCCTCGTGCTGCCGCAGGGCATAGGGCAGACCATAACCGACTGAGCCAAAAACCCGCAGGGACGGTGCGGCGATTGCGGCAATCGGTGACTGCCGCGCAAAAATATCCACGTTGTTCAGCGTCGCCGTGCAGTCATTGCGCAAATCGCCCGATTCAATCGGCGCTCTTCTGGCGCTGTTCCCCGCCAAATCCAGCAGGCACTCACGCGCTGCCTTAATGGTCTCAATCGGATTTTTGCGCATGGCTCTTTCCAGCTGTTTGTCCAGCTCGTCACTGTGCAGCGTGATTCCAATGCTGTCCTTTGCCATTCATATCACCGCCTTAAAGCCCTCTGTGCGCCCGCCTAAGCCCACCCACTCCTCGGCGGACTGAGTCACCTTTCCGTCCAGTTTGCCGCCCTCCCTGACCTCGTGCGTGGTGTAGTACACGGTCTGCGGCTTCACGGTTGCGCTTGTGGCGGAAAAGACCTTTGCGGTGCGCACTTCTTTTCGGCACGGAATGGCGACGGGGGCGGCAAAAATAGCCTGCCCCCGGTCATCCGTCCCTGTTTGCGCCTCGTATTGCGCGCTTTGGTTTAGGTAACTGCTCAGCATACCCGATACCCCCCGCCCAGATATGGGCGCAGGAGCGCGGCAGACTTGGAGCAGGCAAGGGCAACGCTCTTGATGCCGAAACCGCCGTCGCCGTAGCTCTCGGACAGATTGCCGACGCTGAATGATTTCACGCCCTGCTCCTGCAAATCCTTCCGCTGCGCGCGGTCTGCGGACTTCTTGTCGTCCGCCATCCACATCGCAAGCTCCACCTGCGCGTCCTTTACCTTCTGCGGGATGTCCTGCGCCTTGCCATATTGTGCGGGAAGGCGGGGAAACGCCAGCGCCTGCGCAGCGTTGGACTTCCTGCCGGTGAACGGCAGCGTCTCAATATCGGCGCAGGCACTGATGAGGCGAGTAGTCTGGTCTTCAGGCGAAAGTCCGTCCCAACTTTTTCTGGCGGAATCTCGCCCCAGATAGTGGGCTTTTACGTATTCCGCAGCCTCTTGCATGGAAACGTAACTGTTCTCACCCGGTTTCAGCATCACTTTTCGCCACCTTTCTTTATTTCATCGGGCGGGTCGGGAGGTGTAGGCGGGTCGGGAGGTGTAGGCGGGTCGGGAGGTGCAACAATCGCGGCAATTTTATTCGCCGCCCACCGCGCCGCCGTTTGCTCGTCAACCTCGATTTCCTCACCCTCATACAGCCGCGTACCGTCAAAGACAGTATCGCACTGAAGAATCACATTCGTCATCTTTTTCAGCTCCTCTCCTTACGCGGATTTCAGAACGGCGAAGGGATAGCGGGTTTCGTCATTCTCATCCATGCGGTTGATGGGGTTGGGCAGCTGCCATCCGAGGCGCATCACACAACGCAGCGCAACCATATCCTGCTGCGCGAGGTTGTAGATGATTTTGCCGTCGCCGTCAGAGATAACAGCCTGGTCAAGAACCTTGTAGGTCATGTCCTGCCGGATGGAGTACACGGCCTGCTGGAAGTCGCCGCCAAGCATCAGCGCCTGCGCCGGATCCCACGCCCCATTCTTGGGATACTCAATGGGCTGCCCGTACAGGTTGCCGGGCGTGCCAACCGTCAAGGAAGGCTGGAAAATCGGTTCGCCGGTGGTAGCGCGCAGCCCGCGCAGCTTGCTTTTGACGGTCATCGCTGCGGCAAAGCCGTTGACGTCATAGCCGCTGTTCTCCACCGTCGCCATCATTTCGCTGACATCTGCCGCAATATCGATGCCGGTACCGAGGGTGACAACCTTTCCTGCAGCAACCGCGCCGGGGACGATGGCGGTCGGCCAAGAGGTCGGCCGGTCAACGTTCCAGATGATTGCTCCGTCAACCACGCGCCCGAAGGCCTCGATGATTTGCGGCTTGATTTCGCCGAATATGTCGTATTCGGAATCATCCAGCACGGCTTCCGGGATGGGGATAATGACGGCGATTTCCTCCGCCGTAATAATCTTGTTCTTCCACGCCGCATCGCTCAACGGCTTCAATCCGCTGTCGCCGTCCACAAACCCTGCGGATGCAAGGGCGGACGTAACGGGCATCGTTTTCTTCTTGCTGGTCATGTTGGGCAGTCTACGCATCAGCGAAAGTGCGGCGGATCCATGCGTAACTGCGCTGATAATACCCCGGGATTCCTCGATGGGAATCAATGCATCCGCGTTGGTTCTTGTAATCATTGCCATGTGTTTTTCTCTCCTTTAGTTATCTTTTTCTGCGAATCAAGTCGTTCATGCGCTGATTCGCTGCGGGTGTTCCGCCTTCTTCGGCGGGGCTCATGGGTGCAAACGATTTCTTTTCGCCAAGCTTCACCGCAGGGAATTCCTTCGCGGCAGCCTCGGCAGCCTCTTTCACGCCGGTTACCTCGCCCTTGTCGCTGACCTTAACATCGGCCAAGTCAATCACGCGAGCCAAAAGCTTCTGGTCGTAGCCCGAAAGCGCCTTTACTTCCGCTTGCACCAGTCGGTTGTTCGCGCTTTTCAGCGCGGCAGCGTCCCTCTCCGCGAGCAGTTTGGACAAGTCTTCGCAATCCGCGTCGTCAGAAAGCCCGAAAGCCTTTCGGATTTTCTGGTCGGCGGCGACGGCCTTTAGCCGAAAGCCCTTTGCCTCGTTGCGAAGCTCCCGCACATAATCGGCGGTAAATGCTTGCCCTCCGTCGGTGTTCGCGGGTGCCGGTGCGGGTGTCGGGGGCGTTGCGGGCGGCTCTCCGCCCTCTGCAAACAGTTGGATGTTGGGTTTCAGCATCTGGCTGATTCCTCCTTTTTTCGGCATCTGCCGTAATATAAAAACGCCGCCATCAGGCAGCGTTTTAACCGGGTTGTTAAATTGATTCTTTCGTGAGGTCAATCTTAATCAAATCGTCCTCGTAGAATGGCGTACTGAGCGCATCGTCGATGGTTTCACCATCCGCGTCGAAGAACTCCACAATGTACACGCCGGGCGCGGGTATGTGCACGACGGTGCCGCGCATGTTTGTTGTAACGCCGAGCCCGACATCATCGTGCTTTAGCCGCACGGTATCATGTTCTTTTATCATAGTTATGTCGCACCTCTCTTCTCCGGGAATTTTATAGTGTTCAATCGTGGCGCTGTTTCTCCGGAATCTATTTGCCAGCATGTAGTCATTCTTAACAAACGCCCTCGTATTCCACGCATCACAACCGGCACCTCATATTGCATTGCCTCTATTGTAACACCGTTTACCTCGTAAGTAAAGACTCTTTCTTTTCCTATTGGGCTCTTCAAAACCTCTTTTTTCAGTTTTTCCGAGAACTCCACCCAGTTTTCGCTGTTGTAACCGAGAACGCTGTCGACAACAAAAGCTTTATGCCTTCCCCTCGGATGCGTATCGCTTAGCAAATAACCAACAAGCTTCTTTTCCTCGACGACTGAATTCTCTGCGAACGGCATCGTTCCTTCACGTTCAGCGCGCCTATACAACCGATATTTTTCCTGTAATGTTGCCCAAGTTTCTCCGTTTTCTTTCTTTACCCGGCGGAATTGATGCAGACGCGGGGGAACATCCTCGCCAATCAGCGCCCGATAGCGTTCGTGCTGATATAAGTCCTGCCGAAAAGCGCGATTCTCTGCCTGCTGCGCATTGTACAGCGCANCCTCTTTCGTGTTCCGGCTATCCGCAAAGGGCGCATTGCTGGACCGTATCGCCTGCCGTATTTCATCCGGCGTTTGCAAGGATTCTATCCAGGGCACCGCAACGTGCCGGCAGTTCGGGTGAATGTTTCGATACCCGGAGGAGAAGGCGGTAGACAGCGCGGGGAACCGTGCGTCTTTCCCGGAGATGCTGAACACGCGCCCCTGGTATTTTGCGCAGACCTCGCAGGTGGGGTAGTGCGCGCTGATTTGCATCAAATCATGGCCGTTTTCGCCAAGCTGATTCTCCCGCGCAAGGTTTCCGGCCTCGCGCGTTGTGGAGCGGGCGACCATGCTCGCGTATACGTCCATTGGAACCTGCCGGGCATTTGCACCCTCTCCATATTGCACGGTGAAAAATCCGTTTTCCTGCATTTGGCGAATCATGTTCGACCGCATATCCGAAACGGTTGTGCCGGAGGACAGCTTCAAAGCGCTTTCCTCCAGCCCGATTTGACGCAGCGCGTTGTCTGTGCTATTGTTGAGATATCGCAGCACCTGCCGCCCCGCTTGCGCAAGCCCGGTCTGTATCTGCACCTGCATTTCCCGCGCCAAGGCGTGAATTGCGTCGCGGTGAACGGCGGCGAATATATCGGGCTGCCGCATCATCAGGTTATTCCGCGTGAAGTAGGCGTAGGTTTCATCCAAGCCTTTTTGGTATTCCGCAGGTATAGTGGTGTCCACCATCCCCCCGGTTGCGGCTTGCAGCAGCTGCAGCTCCGATTCCAGCTGACGCAGCACGGAGTTGAAATAGGTCTTTGTGCCCGCGCCGGGTGCGTTGATGATTTTGTCAAACAACCGCTCCCGCGCCCTCTTGAATAGCTGTGCATACTCCCGGACAGCGTCACGCATCGTCCTCACCTTCCGCATCGTGGTTATCTATTACGCCGAGTGTAATCGGAGCGGTGGCGGATTGCTCCGCTTGCAGCTGCTCCAGCTCGCTGTCGGCATCCTCGTCGGA